TGCAGTTCTTGCAGCAACTGAACGACCGTTTAAGGCTGTTAGATTGTCACCGCTTCCTGCAACACTAGCCTTATTAATCTGTATCCAAGTTTCACCATCATTGCTGAAGTAAATGTTTGTTCCGCTACAAACAATAACGCCGTCTGCATATACCTTAATGCCTAAAATATCGTTACTAGCATTTGGACGGGCTGCATTGTCACCGCCATAGTCTGTAAAGCCACTAACTCTACGATAGCCTCCATCGGGGTCAACCTCAAAGTTTCTTAACTCTGTAGCAATTCCGGGCTGTCGGAGCATCTCAATCTCGCTCAGGTTGGTGTTTAAACCGCCCTTGCAAGAGAAACCAAAAGGTTGGGACTGCGACATACTAGGTGTACCTCACTCTGTCGTCAGACATATAGAAGGGCGTAGGCTCAATAAGGTTTGAACGCATTGAGCGCATACCTTTCTTGTAGTCGTCTAGGGCAAATGCGGCTGCTTGTGGGTTGTCTTTAAACTGCCAGATGTAGTAACGTGCTCTAGCTAGTAGAGTTGTTGAGTACATCTCGGGGAAAACAACTGTGTCGGTAGGGTTTGTAAACTTTGTGGGTAAGTCCCATGCGTAAAACCATACACGATATACTTTGTCTGGGATGGGGCTGAGTCCAAACTTACGTGCGTCTGGGCTACGAATAAGACTATTCGGAGTACCATACGTAGCAGTGTCGGCTTGGTCTAGGTTCTCTGAAACTCTTCGGAAAGTTTTCCACTGTTCGTTCGTTACGTATTTTAAATTTTTACCTGTGTAGGGAGCTGTTTCGCCGCTCACACCTACAGTAGTCAGATAGAAGTTATCCCAGTCAACTGAACCGTAGTCGTTGATGATGGAATCACTTGAAGCTTTTAATTCGTAATAGCGTTGACCGACAACTGTTTCGACATACACATTACCGTACATGGGATTAACTTCGCCGCTTTCTCCAGCCGATAAAAAAGGCCACTGCGGTTCTTGGTTAATCATGTCGAAGTATGCTTTGTTTACAGTATCTTTAACGTGGGCTTGAACACCAACAGCCGTTGGAAAATCAGATGCTGTCAACGGAATCTCATTCAACTCCCGAAGCAGTTCATTTGTAAGTTCTAAGTAGGTTGTTGCCATAAGTTCTTTAGCCTTTAAATGTGTTAAAAGATTGGGGGCTTTTTACGGCCCCCGCACTTAATGGTTACTGCTTATGCACCAACTGCTAAGCTGTAGAACGCGCCTACGAGAGCTTCAGGTCGTAAAACCTTAACACCGTATACGTGCAAACCACGACAGATGTCACCAAAGCTATCTGGGTCACGGATGACCTCAGTGCTGGTAATAGTCTGTGCAGTACAGATAGCTGACATGTGACCGGCAAGAAGCTTACCGTCAGCAGCAGAAGTAGCTTCAATGTTGTTAGACTTATACATGCTAAAGCCACGCAGCTTACCAGAAGTAACGAGACCGTTACGAATGGAGCCTTGACCAGCATTGAAGTCAACAGACAAAAGCTTAGAACCTGACTTAGACAACTGCTCGTAGAAGCTAGGAGGAGCAACTACCCAACGGCCTTCTTCGGGTACATTCTGCTCATCAAGCAGCTTAGCCATGTGAGCAAGTACATCGAGAGGGTCATTGATAAGCAAGTTGATAGACTTGCCAGCTTCGTCATAAGTTCCTACTACAGTACCAGTAGTATCATCGTCAGCACCCAGAACGTGGTTCGGGCCTGAAGCGGATAGACCAGCAAAGCCAGCAGCAATTACACCTTCATCAAAAGCGTCACGCAAAGCGTAAGCAGCAGATGAAGCGGCAACTTCTTTGAAGTTTACGTGAGACATAGAAGTTTCGATGTCGTCTACAACAAACTTAAATGCGTTTGCAGTATCAACAACAAGAGAAATTTCAGTGTCAGTCAGTGCAGTTTCAGTTACGTCAGCGCCACGCTCATACTTATAAACAGTAATGGTTGGTTCTTTGATAACTTTAACAGAATCTCCGTAACCAGAGATTTCACCGGCATAGTCAGTGTTAGTAATTGCTTCGGCTACCGATGCTTTACGGAAGAAGTTAAGAACCTTCTTGGAGTAAATCGCTGGTAGGAAGTTAGTGCTTGTGCCAAAGTTACTGTTGCTACCTTCGGCAAAGCCTGCGTCTGATACATTATAGGCCATGATTATGTTTCCTTTTATTTAAAGACAATATTATTAATTTACTACCCTGCCTTCAATTATGGCTGCGTCAATATCTTTTTCGTGCTTATCGTACTCATCCATAGACAGTGCAGCAATTTCCCGTTGTGACCATATCTTCGGCTCGTTAGCGTTCACGGTTTGTGTTCGAGTTGAAACCATGTCGGCTGCCGAAGCGGTCGAAGTTTGTGAACTTCCTGACTTACCTGAAGTTTTGGAACCTGAACCTGTTTCCATTTTATAAAGGTCGATAGCTTTGACTGCCAGCGTTACGTTATCGGGATTATTATACACCCAGTCTTGAATTGCTTCTGGCTGTGCTTTGGCCCAACCGTGGAACTCCTCGCTTTGACGAATATCTGCAAAGTCAGGGTGAGCACTTTGAAGAGTTTGTTCTGCTTCTCTTCGCGCAATACTGGCTTCACGTTCGTCTAGTGTTGGTGTCCGTGTCGGTTCTAGTGCCTCTGCTTGTGGCTCAACATACTCGGCTTGAACTGCTTCAGTGTTATCCTCGTGACGAACGGCCTGTTCAACTTGCTGTGTCATTCGAGTTTCTGCTTGTAGTTCTTGCTCTTTCTGTTTGAACTCACTAATCTTAGAATCGTAATGCTTCTTTAAATCATCGTATCTCTTTTTATAATCTGTAGCAGCTTCTTCTTCAGAAGGGGCCGACTTGCGGGTAGCCTTCTTAGGTTTCTCATAAAAAACACCATCTGCACTTTCAAAGGGAGCGTCTTGTGTAACGCCGTAATCTTTGTTCATGTTATATGGGTTTGCTACTTCTTCTTCTATTTCTTGTAAATCAGTCATTTCACACTCCGTTGGGGGCTTGTCGTCTTTTCAAGGTAGCTATTCGGCTCGCGACTGCTGAATAGGGCTTGATACTACAAGGTGGCCTCTAGGTTATTTAGGTTGTTAATAAGGGGCTGCGCTAACAGGTGGCCTTATCGTTATCGTACACTTGGCATAGCATTTGAGGTTAGCATCTGGTCGTAGACTTTTTTATCATTATCTTCTACTTCATCCATGCCGCCTAGAATGCTTCCACCCATGTACTTCTGCATTAAACCGCCATCGTAAGCACGTTCAGCTTCGTCCATCATAGTTTGAAGCTTTTCCGTACCTAGCTGGTCAGTTGCTTTTCTGGTGAAAACAAATTCACCATCCGACAACCTTGCGGGTATCGAATCTGATGTGCCGGTTCCCGGGCCTTTAACGGCTCCTTCACCTGCAAATTCTCCAGCAATATCCATGACCTTGTCAAAGATACCACCCAGACGCTCATCACCTTCAAGAGCGCCCATTAAATATTCTTGGTCTTCTGTGCTTAGAGCTTCGCCTAGAACGAATCCAGCGTACTCATCTTCCATCTCTTCGTCAGGGAGCTGTGAAGCTTCTACTGCTTCTTTCTCGCCTTCGGGGATGTTGTCGTAAGTGTCTACGGGCTTGTCGTCTGTGAGCAGCGAACCGCCCTCTGCAAAGTTTGCAATCGGTGCATTGTTAGCAGCAGAAATAGGGTCTGGGCCTTCGAGAGCGCTAATGCTTGCTTCTTCTTGCTGGCCTTGAGGAGCTGTGGTAGTCCCTACGCTTTCTTTAACTGTACCTAACAACGAACCTAAAATTCCTTCGGGGGCGTTTCCTGCTCCATTTTCTTCTAATAGTTCTCTACCCGCTTTCAACATGCCTCCCATAGACTTACCTTCTCGACCTTCTGCGTCTTCGTCCATTTTAAGCATTGCTTGAAACTTAGTTTCGCCTCCAAACGAGTTTTCAATTTCTTGGAATCGCTTATCAATAACTGCACGGTCTTTATCGGTTTTAGCATTTTTACGCTGCTCATTATATTGTTCAGTAAACATAATAAGTTTTTCTACATCGGTTTGCTCTGCTTTACCGCCTTCTTTCTTTTCTAAGCGGCCTTCGTCACCAGCGTCTTCTGCAAAGCTATTAAGCTTTTCAAAGTCCTTCGGAGACAATAACGGCTTAGACTCTTCCTCTACTTGCACACGGTGGAGGTCAGTAATAAACTCAGCAATAGACTGCTTGTTTTCTACAATAGGGGTATCAGCAACAGAGCTTAAAGACTCCATAATGAACTGCTTGTCCATCTTCTTGTTGCCGCCCTGAAAGCTAAAAGAGTTTAAAAGTTCAGTCGTAGCAATTAGGTTGTCTTGTCCAGACTCAGGCACCGCTTCAGTTCTCCCCGGCCCATCTACTTTGGCAAGTGTTTCAGCTAATGCTGTATCATCTTTACCAACACCCGGCTTAGGACTACGCTGAGCTACTACATCTTTACGTGCTTCAGACAACAATGTATCTGCACCTTCCGCTGCTGCTTGAGCTACTGAGCCTACTGCATATTTTAGTTTAGGTACTTTCATTTCGCTGCCTCTGTTTTTTTTAGCTCTTTCTAGAACTTTTTTGTTTTTAATTTTTATAGCTTTAGGGTCGTAAACTGTGTATTCTACTTTACCGCCCACTTGTTTTAACTTAGAATCTCGTGCATCTTTTAGTGCAGCTTTAATTCCGTATTTAGTAAATAGCTTATCCGCATCTTTATTTGTTAAGTTTAATATCTGTCTCCAAAACTTAGGTTTGTTTAAATCTAACTCTTCTAGATTCAACCCTTCTGCGTCTATTAGTTTTTTTAATTTCTCTTGAACTTCTTTATCTTGTTCATTGAAATTCTTGCGAGTAACTAAAATTTCACTATCTTTTACATCTGCTTCAACTTCATATAAAATAGGAGTGCCACCCTTTTTTCTTTCAATGGCTTCTTCTACATATTCTTTTCCGTAAAGCTTTCTAAGTTTTGCCGGAGTAATATTAGCGTAGCCTTCTGCTATGTCTTGTTCGGGGGTAAATGAAAAACCTTTTCCAAAAGCTGTCTCGGCTGCAAACTCAGAATCGAAAGAATCAAAATTTTTCTTAGCTCCATGAAAAAGTTTCATCGCTCCTTTTGATAACAAACTTACTGCTGACATTACTTTTCCTCTACTCTTTGACGGGCTTCAATAGCCTGTTCTTTTAAATTTATTAGGTTAGCCAGTGAACTCGCTTTCCCCTGCCTGCGGTACAGACCCAGTTCCGATGTTTCCACCGCCAGTCCCTGTAGCTCCAAGTTCCGTAGGTTGTTGAGGTGCTCCTTCAGGGCCGCCCATAGTTCCGGGTTGTTGACCAGCGGCCCCAGTCGGCCCGCCATCTCCTTGTCCAGCATTTTGTGCTCCTATGATTTGTGCCATGATTGCTGCTTCTTCAGGGTCGTTAAGAATCTCATCGGGGTCGAGGTCAAGGCTATAAGCCAGCTCACTGACAATCTTAGAGATTTTAACAAACGGTGCAATCGCAGGGTTCTGTGCAGTTTGTAGAAACATAGTAAGTCGTTGACTACGTACTTCCTTCTGCATCAGGCTGTTTGTTCCCATTGCTTGAATTTCTAAGTCTCCTTGAATTTCAAGGTTACCTTCAAAAAACTGCATGTTCCACTGGAAGTATGCTTCACCGATAGGCTTCAGCAAGAAGTCATCAATGTTTTTAATAACTGTTTTAATGTTAAGTGACGCTGCGCCCAACAACATAGACATACCGGAAGCGGTTCGAGTCATGCTCTGTACGCCTGTTTGTCCGTGAGAGTAGCTTGGGATGCCTGTCTGTTCATCAGCCAACTGTCGGAACTTGTCGAACATCATCATGTTTTCTTGAGAAGTGTTCGGAAATTTGACACCGTGGATAGCTTGTCCGGGCATTCCTGCTTGTCTGCGGAATACTTTGCCGGGATAAATGTCCATGCTCTGACCACCCACAAGGGCTGACTCATCAACGTCAAAGACTAACGAGCCTGCAAGTGCAAGGTTGTCGATAGCCATACGTGCGTGACCATTCATTATTTGCTGAGAGTCGTCCATATTTTCAGCAACGCCAATACCGAAGAAAGAATAAGGATTACGCTCGTAAGGAAAGGCATTGTATGGGAGTCGGTAAGGTGTAAATGGATTAACAACCCCACGTAAAAGCTTACCATTACTAACCCAAGCATTAACTTGTACTTCATCTAGGTCATCCACCTCATCAGGCAGTGACATTCCAACTTCTCTAGCATACTCAGCATCCATCATTCCCCAGTATTCAAGGACTTCAAACTGTCCAGACCCGTAGTCTTCGCTACGCTGGTCGTCTTTCAGTTCGTGTTCATAGTCCTTTTCAGTATAGTTTGGCCCCATTTGGAGGCATTCACGGATGGCATCTTTGTTAAAGAAAGGCATTCTGGACAAGCCTCTCAACTGAGACCTGTTCATTCTGTGACGGTGGACAATAAACTCACAGTCTTCAATAGAAGTAGCGCTTGGGTCTGGAAAGAAATCCCAGATACTAACAAACTCAATACGGGGTACACGAACATTGATAGGGTCGTATGTCCGATTTCCATCTTCGTCCTTTGTCCAGCGGCTCAAAGTCTTGTTGTAGTTGAACGGGCCTTTAACGATGCCAGTGCCGAACAGTGTAGATTCGAGGAGCGCATTACGCAACTCACTAGAACCGCCTGACTCTTCAATCTGGTCATGGATAAGTGTCTGCATATTTCGTGCCGCTTCCTTAGCAGGAGAGCGTTCTAATACTTGTGGGTCTGGGGAGGCTCCGTCTTTAAAGGTTGCGCTTGCTTCTTCAATAGCTGCGCTTACAACGCTTTTACCTACGCTTAAAGTTTTACCTGCGCTAAGAGGCTCGTCTCGACCGTCTCCTACGTAGCCGACATCATAAGGGCTTCTAGCTTCTTCAGGGGCTGCTTCAGGCTCTTCGTAAGCGGGTGCGCTGGTTTCAATACCTGTTCCACCTGCTTCGAGGTGCGTGTACTTTGCTAAGCCTTCAGGAAGTCGAGTCTCACGCACACCGATAGGAAACTGACCAGTTCCAAAGATAACGTCTACTAGCTGGCCAAATGCCGCTAGGACTTTAGTCTTAGTAACTTTAACGAATACTTTAGACTTCTCGCTTTCACGGAACTTTACATTCTTGTTGTAAATGCCACGGAAGTTATGATAGGCAGTGAGCCAGCGAGCCTCGTCAAAGTCTCTAGCCTGCTCTGCTGCCGCATAGCGCTCTTCTACTAAACCTACGAAACGGTTACGTACATCTTCTTCTAGGCTAAGCTCCATGCCCCCTGCTGTTTCTTCAGGCTCGAAGTAGATTTCGTCCATTGTTCCGTATTCTTCGTTTTCGTCATTCATGTACTGTTCCTTTATAGGGGCTTAGAGATTGACATGACTGTTTGATTTCTAATCGGTCTGCCAGCAGCGTCTCTTCCTGCATTTTTATTAAACTCAGCTTTGAGTGTAAACCCTTTTCCTATTCCCTTAGAATAAGACACGGAGTTTTTATTTAAACGGGCAGAAGACTTACCTTTCATTTGTTTTTCTAGGCTATAGTTTTTAGAAGAGTTGCCCATAGAATCCATTGACCTGCTTGCGGTTACTCTAGCGTCACCTAATTTAGCAGACGCTGTTATACTTCCGCTGCGATAGTTTTGGTTGCCACCTAGATTGCCTTCAATAGAGCCAATGCCTTTGAAATCTTTACGAGCTACTAAACCGCCGTTGTTGTACTTAGCTTTCTTCATTTTAGTATCCAAATGTTGAGTCAGACGGCGTGAAGTGTGATTCTCTTCTAAACTGTCTAAGCTGATTTATTGTATCGTTGATACGGGGTCTTCCCATTATCAAGTAACGCAGTGCATCGTATGCGTGGTCTGATGCGTGTGTATCTACGTCTTCGGGCTTAGTCTTATCCAGAGGAATACTTTGAAGCTCACGTATCAGGTTAGGGCATGTATTAAATATTTGTATTCTGGGCCTACCGCTTTGTTGCAACTTCAAGTATTCGTGGATTTGTATCTTGCCTTGTATTCTATTCTTATCTGCTCTTCTGAGCTTGTGTCCGGCTCTCTGAAGCGTTTCGCCGACTGTTGGGCCTGTAGTACCCGTCTTGCTCCAACACGCTGTATCGAGCACTCCGGGGACAGAGAAGGGGTCTTCGTACTCCATCTCGGTAATCATACTTGCGAGGTCAGTACCCAGTAAGCCCTTTCTGTACAACTCACGATATATAATCAGTGTGCCGTCAACTGGGTCAACTGTACCCCATATACATGCACTCTCTGAAGCATAACCGTAATCTATTCCCTTAGTGCGTTCCCAACCAATAGGAATCTCAAAGGGAGTAACTACATGGTCGAAAGGATTAAACTCTGTAAACGCTGCGCCTTCTGCAACATCCCAGTTACCTTCCAGAAGTTGCTGTCGCTGCGTTGGGGGCAGGGAGGCTAACATCTTTTCGTAACGACCGTCTTTGGCTAGGTAGGGGTTATCCTGTAACCTAGCGGGTATAAACTTCCTAGTGAGGCCATCATCGCCTCTAAAGCTATCATTAGGGGGAGCGGGGTCAATGTACCGCTTCTTCACCCAATGCGCTCCTGAACCACCGGGGTTCGCTGTACAACGCATGTAGACCTCAATCTCGGGGTCTGTGGTTCGTAGTCGTGAACCAAGGTAGTTCCAAGCAAATTCCGTGGGCAAGTGTGTAATCTCATCAAAGCCAATGAAGCTGTATGCCTGACCCTGATAACGGTAAACATCCGCATCACGCTCCAAGAACCCAAACTCCATCTTAGCTCCACTCGGGAACGTCCACATCTTTTCTACTTCTTTGTACTTAGCGCCGGGAAATGCTTTTGGGTATAGCTCCCGACTCTTGTCGATTAGTTCTCTTAATTCTGGCATAGAGCGGCGCAAGATGATTGCTCTATGGGCTGAGCGGTGTGCAAAACGAAGGGGGTCAATAAGCATGGCGTATGACTTACCGCCCCCTGCTGCACCACCGTACAACACATCTGTCTCTCCAGCCGCTAGGAACTCTTCCTGTGGGCCTTCGTTAGCCTTAAAGATAACATTCTCTTGTGCTTCAGCTTGCAGGGCTGTTGGAATGTCATCCAGCTCATCGGCGCTTACGAGCTTTGTTGCGTTCTCGTTTTCGAGCTTGCTAAGAGTCTTTTTGGTTTTGCTTATAGACTTCTTGTAGTTATCTATTTTACTCTGTGCTGCTTTAAGCTTCTTCTCTTTGTCCTTAACGGACTTCTTGGCGTTGAGCTTAGCTTTAGTCTCTGAGTGGTATGTGTATCCCCTACCCTTTGAACCTTTAACTCTGCCGCCCTTTTTACGAGGAGTACCATCTAGCTTTAAGACAAACTGGCCGTCATCATCCTTGACGTAGTTGTCGGGATTTTCTTCCCAATCAGTCATGGTCTTCTTTACTTCTGAGCTTCTGTAGTATTGCCCGTAGCTTGCCGAATACCTTCTGCAACACCATCAGCGCCGTAGGTAATAGTGTTGGTTACGTCACCGCCAATTGCTTGGGTGATGTCGGCAGTTGCTTCGCCGGTAGCTGCAATGGTCTTGTTTACGATGTCTTGGCCGCCATCTACAGCAGCGTTAAACGTCTGACAACCCATCAGTACAACAGCGGTCAGCATAAGTGTAATTACTTTCATTATTAACCTCTCTTCTTTACTATTTTTTTAAGGCCCATGTGTGATATGGCCCTGCCTGTTTCGTGTGTAAGCCAAATGCTCCCGTCTCGTAAGCTTAGTGACCTGTCCTTTATAAGGGGGATAACCTTTTCTAGCATGTCTAGTTCTTCTTGCACTGGTTCTAGCATTTCGTTATTAGACTCACTGAGCTTATAACCAAACGGTATAGTGCTACTAGACCTCCGTATAGTCTCCATCTATTACCACCTCCTTCTTGGCGGGGATAACAAACAACCCACCAACTGTATTCACATTGACATCTAAGCGTTCTGTCTTGCCTAAGCCTACACGGTCTAGGATTTGCTGTGCTGCCTGTAAGCGCATGTTAGCCTGTGGTATAGGCTCTGCACTGTCCATGATACTAACTAGCTTCATGGCGGCTTTAGGTGCGCTCAGGCTTAGGATGCCGGTAGCTACGTCAAGTATCTCGGTACGCAGGGCTTTGACTACAGCGTAGTGTGTTCCCTCTGCGTAACCTGCTTGCTCTGCTGCAAGCCTAACATCACCCCCACAAGAGGGGAGGTTGTTCAAGAAGTCTTGCTGTCTTGTGGTTAGTTGCTTATCAGCCATGATAATGTTTATTCCTTTTAATTCTTTACTATTACTATAGTATACCCGTAATATGGAGTCTTGTCAAGTTATTTATAACTTATTTTCATATATAGAAGCATATAAAGGCCTATATAGTATATATAGCAGCATATCAGCAAATAAACAAGAAATAACTTGACAGATGGTCATTCTACGGGTATAATAGATATTAAGCCCACCGGGGTTATAGCATATGTAATACAGGTTTAGGTTTATGCTTATATGCGTACTTATACACCGCATATCCCGCAGTTTATAAACCCCACTCCCTTTAAAGACCTTGGAGGTCGCCCGACTTCCCATCCCTTGCCCTTCCCTTTAAAGCCTTTTAAAGCTGCGGCGCTATCTGGTTTACATGGCATATCTCCAAAAAATGTATATGATTGTATATATATCCCAGTACCCCCCCATGGCAGCTTGCCCACCCCCTAAAGACTCCAGAGAGTCTTTAAAAATCTCCAGAGATTCCATAGAATCTCAACGCCCGCTATGCAGGCTATGACGCATTGAAGACTTTTAAAGTCTTTAAGGTTCAGCCCCAGCTTTCTAGTTTACAAAACTAGGGAGATGTTAAAATGTTTTTAAATCTATAGATTTACTCCAGAGACTTCCAATCTTTTCAACGACTTACCAGCTATTTAGACTTCGTCTAGTTCACCCTCCTGAGACTTTAAAAGTCTCTATAGTTCTATCGCCTGCACGGAAATTCCGATAGGAATTTGGCCAGATTTTTAGTAACCCTATAAGCTATAAAAGCTTATAGGGTTACTAATAAGTATTCCTTATTTAAAAATGAAGAAGAGAGTTCTACGAACTTCTTCATTTTT